CGCACCGCATTTTACAAATATTTCCCCACAGATCGCATCAAGCAGCTGCGGCCTGACCACTCAGACGCGCCTCAAACATAGCTAAATCCTGTGGTGGATTTGGTACCTTTATGCAGATGGACCCAAGGGTGTTCGCGGCTTATACCCAGCAAAAGCTATATAACGACCCGGCTCTGATCAACATTTTAGTTGAGAATGACCAGACCTTTGACAGATATGCATTGCTCGCGATTTTGAACTCAAAAGTCGCAAGCTTCTTTCACTTCAATTCATCTCCTAAAGCAATGAAGGGCGCATTCCCCAAAATCCTTGTGAATGATATTAAAATATTCCCTCTACCAGAGGTTGCAGGGAGAGAGGGCTTAGTATCCAAGCTTGCGAAGCAAACTTCTAAGCTCATGAAGCTCGCTAAGGATGGGAGTTTCTCCGACGAATTCATCAAGTTGGACGAGGAAAATGAGCGTGATGTTTTCAAGTTATATAGTTTGTCTGACGCAGAAATTAGGATGATAGAGCAATATTTCGACGCACTGGGCGCACGGGCAAATAGCTGAACTTAGCTGAACCAATTGCGTGAGTTTCATTTGATATGCTGAAGGCGCGCAAATTTTGTAAGGCTAAGTTACCGTTCCAGTATCTTAGGGGAGGTTGGCTGTCAGATTGTTCAAAAAAGTTTGGGCCCAAAAAGCGAAGCCGCTTTCCGTAAACAAGGAGCATAAGCGTCCGGTCTGACCGCCCTAAAGGGCGGTTTTCCAAGGTAACAGGTCATCGACGCGATTGATTTTTTAGTCTGGGATGCGGGCGAGCGTGTCGGCGAGCCATGCCTGCGGGTCGAGGTCTCTCTTCGGCGTCGGATTGCCAAGGCATCGCGGGGATCTGTAGCCGGCTTTGAGGCGAATTCGAAAAATTCCGTTGGGGAATCGCTGAAAGGTTGACTCCAATCAGCCGTAATTTTCAAATTGACCGTAGTGTAGACGGCGCGAAAGAACGGCATTCTCGTATGGACAGCCTGCCATGTTCTCAGTCTTGCAATGCAGGAATTTTCCGCAATACTTTCAGTACCTTAGCGTCAGAAGTGACGAGGGGCGCTACTAATGTAGCGCCCCTCTGGAAATTCTGCGAACTTGATCGACGATGTTAGTCGTCAGAACCAGGATGGTAGATCATCTCAACACTCCAAAAATGTTCTTTCGTTGTACTAGAGGGTAGTTACGATAGTGTAAACTGTCTAGTAACAATCGTACGAGCACATTCTGTTGTTCCTCTACGCACACTACGAGTGGACTGCAGAGGCTGCAAAAAATGGCGGCGTGAAAGCGCTACCTTTTGCTATCAACATTTTCATTTCCTCTAGCTGTTCGACCATCTCATCACTTGTAGAATTGAGATAGGTCCAACAACTAAAAGGCACTTCTCCGGGGCTCAGCACACCTAAGGCCAGTTCGGTTTGCTCCAGAGCGGTTTCGTAATTCCCCAAAGCTGCATAAGCTAGCGCCAAGCATTGTCGGCCATTCACTGTCTGGTTCGGAGCCCGCATCTCGGGGTGGTCTACGAGTTCAGTAAAGAGATCAACCGGCGGTGATCCATCTTTCGCCCATTTAGCCATAGCGCGGTTGAACAAATGTTGAATCTTCTTGCCATCATTGCCGCTGTGTTCAAAATCCTCGATTGCTTGTTCCGCCCGAGCATATTCACCAGCTGAGATAAGGCACAGCACAGCATAGTTTTGGACTTGGCTTCGCCTTCTAGGCGGCAATTCCTCAAAATCAGCAAGTTTTAGCAATCGCTCAGCGCAGAGTGGAGTTGCCTCTCGCCAAGCCATTAGGTTTCCCATCATCGAGAGCAGTGTCAAAAATTGTTCGTCTGGCCTATCAAGTGCAGTTTTAACTGCCGAAAGCCACTCATCGGAGATGTCCTTCAAGACTTGTATCGCGGGAATAAGTTCGAACGCGGTAGCTGATTGCGAAGCTAGAACAGCGACTAAATCAGCTTTTGAAGCTTCAGCATTGTCAGATAAAGCAAGAGATTTTACACCACGGATCAAACGAGCTCGATCAACTTCAAAGTCATGCTCAATTGCGATTCCTAGTGCTTCTATTTCTTCAAGCTGATCCCCAAGCTCATCAAAGGCCTGGGCAGCAAGGAAGCCGATTTCCCCATCATTTGAATGAAGAAAAACGATATTACGAGTTTGCTCGTGCAACGTGACCCGCATGTCACCATCATTGCGGCTTCGTGCCCGCTCAAGTTCTTCGGGTACAGAGCTCAGTGTGTACACGGCACCTTCACGATCTGCGAAGTTCCTGCCAATAATTCGCAGCCGTAATTCTTCCAATTCTCTCGCTAGCTTGGATTTAGGTCTAGTGAGCGAAAATGCATCCCTCGCTAAGACGTCAAGGCTTTGGTAATGGTGGACGATATTGCGAAAATTGCGACCTCGATTGAGTTCCTTTGAAGCGTGTTCTAGCAGATTAGAGAGGATACCTTTTTCGTCGTCGAGATCAGGGACGTTAGAGGGGGTGATATGAAGGTCAATTTTGCTTGATCTGAGGTTATTTTCATCCCTGATATTCTGAACAATCGGTACCAGACCGGTGATGTTAGAGTCATTTGGTAGAAACATTACGCTGACAGCATCCGGCAAATGCCTCGTGCAAATGCCACCAACATCGGTATGGCCAGTTCGGCTGTCAATTAGGACATAGTCAAAGCCATGGCCTTTGTATTGGGACCATTGCTGTTTCAGGTCCTCGAAAAACAAATAGCCGTCTTGTTCTTCGTACAGAACTTTCCAGTCGATGTTGTTCAAATCATCAGCGTAATCGTAATGTGAATGCTGGCCCGCAGGCATTACCCATATGGGTTCCCCGTTTACTTCGCACGGGACTATGAAGTCTTCACAGTCTGGCGCTGCTCCTGTCTCGCGATATTCAGAGACATAGTCGACTATTCCCTTGGCATGCTGAGAATTCTTGAATACCTCAAAGCTGGGTAGACTAGGTGCCTCCAAGTCAAAGTCGACTGCGAGCACCTTTCGACCAGACTGGGCAAGCATCGCCGCCACATTGACGAGAGCTAGTGTTCGGCCAACGCCGCCCTTGTACGAGTAGAAAGTGACAACGTACATTATGCTACCGCCTCTAGTTGTCTTGCATGGCATGGTCGCAGTGAAAAGCTTTGCGCCCGCTCCCGAACTGAATCAGAGATTTGGGTGCGAAAGGTAGCAGCCCAAGGTGATCTAGGAGCTGCGTCGCTTGTTTGGCTTAACTCGCGAAGCTGTTTGTCAAATGCGGCACCTTGGATAACGAGGCCGGTCTCCCATCGTTTGATGGATGCAGTTCCCATACCAGTGTGCTCTGCAAGCTGCGCTTGTGACATACCCAGCTTGCCGCGAAGCTCAACAATAGCTTTCGGCGTCAAACGACCCAAGAAGTTACATACCGCTTCATGCTTGATTTCCTCTGCACCTTGTCCGAAATAAGCTTCCTCGCAGTCACCACATTCAACAACGGGTACATAAGCTGTCAACACTTCCGATTGGTTCCCACACTTATAGTCAAACTCATGGTGGACCATTTGCATTTTGGCGTTCTCCGAGCCGCAGATTACGCATGTTTCGTTTTGGATCGACTCGCTATTTTGCATCTTTATCATTTCAATGGTTCCTCTTTTCACTCACGTGAAAGCTACGGCCAACTACCATGTCGCCGACGATCTCCAGCTTGATGTAGATTTCCTCGCCGTGGTCACATGGCACCAACATCACGTAACCGATTTTGTCAGGCGGCTTATCTAGGGTGATGACCTCGATACCGACGCCACTTTCTAGGCAATCGGCAACAAACTCCCAGGCGCCCGCTTCAGTAAACGGGTCAATTGAGCCCGGTCGGCATATGCTTGTTGGCGATCATCGGTTGGGGCGCTTTTTCGTGAAAATTGAAGTCCTCTTTCGGCCAGACCTACAAAGCAAGGTTAGTCTTTTGCGTATATCATCAGACTCCGCCATTGCGCCTTGCTCACTCATTAAGATGTTCGGTTGGTATCATATGATACCGAATCCACTTGGAGTCAACTGCTATCATGATGTCAAAGGTCCCCGTGTGTTCTGTGCGCGTCGCAATACCAAAACTTGACAAATTTGACCATTTTGCCAATCCGCAATGCGACATTCCATTTAATGCGTCATCCCCCGGTCCATCTCGACCTCCCGCGCTTCTAGCTCTGTCTCAGCCTCTCTTCGGCGTCCTTCGCTAAGCTCAAGCTCCTGCTCAGCTGTTCGTCCAGCGTCGCGTAACTCGCTTCCTCGTTCAACAATCCACGCAATGCTTTCATTGATACGGCTTGCGAACGCACCAGCAGCGTCACGCATTGTGCGATACCATCCAGCTGGCTCTGTATCCTGGTCGTCGAGCGTGCCTCTAACCCGCTCAATTCCTTTGCTGAGACCTCGCAGGCTGTCACCAACCGCTCGACGCAGGCGAGCAAGTCGCGTTCCAAGGCTGTCAGGGGTGTCGTCATCTAATTCCCCTCGATCTTTATGCAGGTCACTGACCTGCCGCCCAGCGTGCAGGTCCTCAGGCGTGTCTTGGTCGGGTCCAGCACCAGCCATGTCGCGTCCTCCCTGTCGATCCGCGTCAGGCCCAAGTCCGTCAATTCCGAACTGGTCAGCATCAAAGTCCAAAGCAAGCTCGCGGCCATCATCGAGACGATCCCCACCAAGAACGTCCCCGTAATTAGCCAGGGCGAGATCGTCAGCCAGCTCTTGTTCTGTCGCAGAAAGCTGCGGGTATCGCTCTCGATTGTACGATGCGCGATGGTCGCAATTTTGCTCAAATCGCTCCTGAAGCTCTCGAGCTGGGATGCCATCGAGGCGGCGTAGTCCTGCCGGATCGTGTCCAGTTCCGCGTTCAACTTCTCGCTCAGCCGGGTCGGCTTGCCAGTCTTCATGGAATATTTCTCCTTTCAATCGCCAGCGCTCGCCGGTGTCGGGGTCTTGGGCGGTCAGGTAGGCTTTGCCCGCACGGGGAATGTTAAAGCCTGCGTCTGCGAGAGCGTCGACCATGCTGGCGCGGTCTGTGATCAGACCGACGCTGATCTGGTCTTGCAGCCACGTGTGCAGCTCGTCGCGGCCTTGGGCGCGGGTTGGGGTCTCAACGGTATCGCGCACCTCTTGTGTGCGCTCCAACTCCATCGGATCACCCCAGCTATGACGCTGGTTCATAACATCGCGCAGGCTGTCGAAGGCATTCTGGTATCCGGGCGGCGCGATGTTCAGGCTGCGCCCCGAGGTCAGCTCCAAGCGCGGCGTGCAGAAGTGAAGCTCGACGCGGTCTTCGTGGGTATGTCGGACCCAGAGCACCTCATATTGCGTCGGGTCCAGCCCCGCGAAGGCCAGCCGCTCGAAACCGTCCATGACCTCGTCCTGCTGGGCCTCGGTCGGGGCGTCAGTGGCAGCAAAACTGATCACGCCAGCGCGGTAGGTCCATTGGTGACGACTGGCGTCAATGAGGGCTTCGGTGCGCTCGGGATTGCCGCGCAGGACCTCGGGCAAAGGCTCGCGCGTGACGGTCATCGGCTGGCCGTCGGCATCGCGGATGAGATCGCGGTTGTCGTCATAGGCAAGTACCTTGTCTGCGACGAGGTAGCCCACCGGACCGGACCCCGCGCCTTTGCCGTTGCGGAAGAACTTGATCAGCATCGGCGCGCGGCCTCGACGATCTGGGCAAGCTGGCGCTCGATGGTCAGCAGGCGGTGGGCAACGGTGAGGGCGTCGAGATCAACGCGGCCTGCCAACATCGCGCGATTCAGCCAGCGGGCGATCTGGTTGAGATTGCCGCCGATGCGCCCGACGGCCAGCACCAGCGCGGGGTCGACACGGGGGATGGGCTTGCGACGGCGTGCTTCGGTAAGGCCAAGCGCCTCGCGTAGCAGGGTGGCAGCAGGTAGGCCTGCGGCCTCGGCCTTGGTGCGCAACTGGGCCTTCTCGGACGCTGTGCATCGAAAGACGAAGGTCTCGGTCAGTGGCTCTTTGGTGCGGGGTTTGCCCGTGCCGGTGGGGTTCGAAGGGGAAGCTTGCCGCCCCTCGCAAGGTCCCGTGTCAGCAGCGCCAGCGTATGACATGGGTCGCCTTGCTGTTTGCTCTTCGGTGGGATCGGTAGCGGTCATGATCTGAGCCCTGCGGCTTGGATTTGGGCCTCGGAAACCAACTTCGATGCAAGCAACACCGTGACTTGGGTGCCCGTGATGTGTTTGCACATCGGGCTGCGATCACTGATCCAGCAGGCCAGCCGCGCATGGTGGTCCGCATGCAATGCTGCCGTCTTCTCTCGGTCTTCCGCTTGCTTCTCGACATAGGCCTGCCACCGCCGCGACTGAAACCAGTTATCGGAAAAGCAGACCTTGGAGCGGGTGAAGCCTGCGCTGTCGGTGGCGTAGGCTTGGACCGCCTGCAGCAAGTCCACCGGCCTGATCCCTTCCTTCATGGCCTCTTCGATCTGGACGAGGCACGCCGCTTTGCTGCGAAGTCGATCCGGTGGATAAGCCGCCAAAATCTTCTCAGCTTCTTCATCCTCCACTGCCTCGCGCCTGCGCGTAGGTGGTTTATGGATGGTTTTAGGATGGTTTGGGGGCCGTGGTGGACCCGGTACCCCGGCCACAGTGGCCCCCGTACCGGGTCCAGTCTGGACGGGGGCCACTGTGGACCCCGTCTCAATTTCGGGCTCTGCGGTTGGTTCCAGCGCCTCAACCTTGGTCAAATCGATCCGGTAAACGACAGTGAAGCCGTTCTTGCAGGTGCGCGCGCCGGTCTCGACGAGGATGCCTTCGTTCAGGAACGCGCGCACGGCTCGCTTTACTGTGGTCTCCCCCAGCTCGGTGTGCCGCTGAATCGTACCCTTAGAGCACCAGATGCCTGAGCCATCGTCGCTCGCCTTATCAGCCAGAAACATGACGATCTGTTTGCGCGTTGCGCTGCCGAACTTTCGTTCCGCGCATGTATTCGCAACCCGCCAGCTCATTGGAAGACCCCGTAAGGAAGGTTTGACAATTCGTCGCTAAGTAATTGATTTGCAGTGGCGGGTTTGACAGCACTCGCGACCATAACCGGTTGATCTATTTGGATAAGCGCCGGATTGAAAATCCTCGTGTCGGTGGTTCGATTCCGCCCCTGGGCACCACTCTTATTTTTTACTGTTTCCTTTCAATGCTTTAGGGGTGGAAATTGTCCCACCCTCTGTCATGGACTCGGAAAGTGGGACACTTTTGTTCCCGCTTTGATCGTCTGACATGCGGCGCAAGGCGCTTTCGGCACGGGTCTTTTGACTTGCTGCACGGGTGTAGCGTGTCACCTCTTTAGAGGTCCGGTGTCCGGTAATCGCCATGATCTCTTGTTCTGTGCAGCCCAATTCGGCGAGTCGGGCAGCAGCGGCTTTGCGCAACCCGTGGACAGAACAGTTCTGCAATCCGGCGTCATCGCACCATTTGCGGAACCGATTGCCAAACCCGTTTGACGTGAAAGGCCGCCTAAACGCAGTGACCAGAAAGGTCAGATCGCCAGTTTGGCTTTCGTCTATGATGTGCTGCAAAGCCGGGATGATTGGAATTTCCATCCGAACGGGTTTGCTGTTGCGGTTCTTGTGTTGTGTGAAGGTCAGCCAACCGTCCCGAACGTGTTGTTTGCCGAATTGCACCAGATCGGCGCGGCGTTGCCCAGTGTAGAGGGCAAGGGCCAAAGCAAGGCGGGCAGACGTGCCGACAGCGTGGGTATTCTCGAATTTCTCTATTTCGCCCAAGGTCCACGAATGGAATCCGTCTGCATTGCCTGCAAGGTATTCTATGCCAAGTGCTGGGTTGGTGTCGTGCAGGTCATAGCGCATTGCGAATTTGAATAGTTGACGCAGGGCTTTCACCAAACTGTTGGCGGCCTCTGGTCTGTCCATCATTTCGTCCCGGCGAACGCGAATATGCTTTGGCAGCAACATGCGGTAAGGCTTATCGCCGTCACCTTTGTTCTGGCAAAACCGTTCAAGGATCGCGCGGCGTACTTTCTGAGTCCGTGGGTCAAGTTCGCGGAACATTGCGGATTTGTAGTAATCCACGCAAAGCCCTCTGATAGACCCCGTTACCACGCGCCCGACGTTCTCCGACGTAGATTTGGGCTTTGCGGGTCCAGCGGCGGCGCGCTTGTAATCGATGAGAAATTCGGGCGAACCGCTTGGTCCACGCAGCCGAATTTTGGGTTGGCCCGGACGCCGATAGTAAAGCCGGACAGTCCCGTGGCGGTCTGTATCCTCCACGATGTATTTGAGGCGCATTTTCATGTCAGATCAGTCCCACGGATTCGCGTCAGCTTGGTCTGGGGCATCCAGTTCGTCAAATGCGCGGTCGATAGCAACGCGGTCCCAGATCGTGCGCCCGTCGATACGCTTGGGTTTGGGCATACGTCCGTCCGTCACCAGCACGTCAAATTTTGTCGTACCGATTCCGATGTATTCCGCCGCCTCTGCACGGCTCAACCCGCGCCGAATGGGCGCTGGGCAAAACTCGTGTTGAGGCGGACGGAGTTGGGTCATCGGATCAGAACGCGCCGTTCAAGCGGGTGGCGACATTGCCAGCGCCGGACTTGGCCGCGATAGCCACGCCAATCTTGATGTTGCCGGACGCGGTGGTGGTCACTTCCTTGGCGGTGTCGTTCCAGTAGAGTGCCGCGCCAACGGCAATATCATTCGCCGTGGTCTTGGGCAGATCGAACACGCCAACCGTGGACAGCACCACGGGCTTGCCAGTCTGTGCATCGCCATTGGCTACGCCGAACAGGTTGCCGATGATGACGCCCGCGCCGGACAGTACGTCAGCCGGGGAGTCGACGGTGATATTGTCACCTTTTTGAATGTAGTTGCGCATTAGGTCAGTCCTTTTGAGGTTTGGAAACGGACAGTCTGGGGGCCCTTGATACCCATTGCCTGCCGTTCAAGGTCGTTGATGTAGGCGGCCAGCCGGGGGGCAGAGGCGCGGTTGTATTCAACCTGTTCGCCATTGCCGTCCCGGAAACTGACTGCCAGTTCCCCCAGTTGCAGGCGGTGGTAAGCCGCCCGCGCCTCGGTCAGTTGTTCGCCCAACGTGGACATTAGGAACCTGCGTTCCGGTAAGCACCGCGCCAGTCAGTCCAGCCCGTGCCAAAGTCGAGGAACGCGCGATACTTGATCCCGAGAGTATCCCACGCCTCTGCCCGTTGAATCTGGACGCCTTGCGCGCTTGCAAGGTAGCCGTAAACCATCGAAGCCACGCGGGCGGGATCGGCAAAGACGAACCACTGGTCGTCAGTAATCCGGGGTTCCACCAGCAGCGACAGCTTGCCAGTCCATGCGTTCACGTCGCCAGTGGTCGCGGCATAGATAGTTGCCAACAGCTTTTCGGCGTCGGTTTCCAGTTCCGGTCCAACCACAAGGTATTTGGGCGTCACGGAAATGAGCGTCTTACCGTCCAGTCCCTTGAAGCCGCGCATAGCCTTGCGCGCGGCTGACAGCGTGGTTTCGCTTGGCGCGGCCCCGGCGGCTGCCAAGTTGCCACGGGTGGCATCGAACACGGGCGTCCCGTCCGAAAGGTTGGGGTTGCTGGTCAGCAGCGCCACCATTTCGTCGGCCTCTGTCTGTGCGGCGGCTTCTCCGAACGCAGCAGTCATATCGCCCAACAGGTTCAAGTCATCATTCACCAGCAGGTTGCGGCTCACATTGATACCGCGCGCATAGGTTTTGAGCGACATGGACTCGCCGTTTTCCGCCCGGCTGGTGGTTTTGATTTCACCAGATTCCGCGATTTCTTCCAAGCGGCCCACTCCGCCAGCGCGGATGCTGGTGGACGACTTGAAGTCACGCAGGACGCGCTGACGGCCCAGCAGTTTCAGCGGGGACTCGGCGGCTTTGTAGGAGTCAGCGGCAACCTTTCCCATCGCGTTGCTGACCACGAGGGGGAAGTCAGAGTTGCCATGCGTGGCGCGGGTGAACATCTCGTCAGCGGACAGGCCGCGCGTAGACACGCCCGAACGGCTCAGGCTATCGCGCGCCATATCGAGCAGGCTATCGCCCATGTACTGACGTGCATCATCCGGGCAATCGCCCCCGGCCATACGGACAGCCACGGCGTCCGATTGACGGCGGGTGATGACGGTGGGGTCATCATTCTGGGGCGCATGGGTGCGGATGACGGGCGCGGTACGGGTTTGGGTCGCGTCAAAGACGGCGGCCTTGGCTTGATCCACGGTGGCGTCTTGGTCGATCAGGTCATCTGCGGTTTCGGCAGGCAGGCCAGCGGAACGGACAAGAGTCCGAATAGCGGAACGGCGGGTGCGCTCCGAATCCTGTTCCGGGGTGGTTTCAATTACATCGGTCATGTGGACTCCAGTTTGAGAGGGGGTAGGGGCGGCGCGATTGGTTGGGGTCGTCTCACTTGGCCGCGCCGTTGCGCCAAGGGCTTCTTGGTGGCGGACGCGCGCGTTCGGGTCTGCCGGATTGGTGGTCAAAGTGACTTCTGTAAGGGTCCACGCGGTCGGGGATTTCTGACGTTGACCGTCTGTCCCCGTGGACTCGGTCCAACCGCTGACGCGGTAGCCGATGGAAACGCCCGTCAGGCTGCCGTCAGCGATACGCTGGGCAATCGGGTCCGTGTCGGACGCGGTGGAAAGTTGCAGCTTGGCAATGACTTGGGTGCCGTCCACGCGGGTTGAAACCACGCGGCCCAACAGGTCACGCACCGAGTCCGTTTTGTGTGAGTCGAGCAACGGCATCCCCGTGCTGGCGGCCAAGGTTGCGGGGTTCAGAATCTCGTTAAACGCGCCTTGGGCATCCCGGCGGACCACGGGCGTCATCGTGGCGATAACGGCTTCAAAGGTCCGGGTTTCCGGGTCATAGCTGTTGGCGGTTGTCGCGGTGCGGGTCAGGGGCGCAAGGGGATCATGCAGTGTCATTTGTATCTCCAGCGGTTTCGGCGGCAATTTCCCGGTCCAAATCGGCGCGGTTCCAACCCAAGGACGCCACGGCTTGCGTCCGGCTTGTCAGCTTGGCGTCAATCTGGGCGATAAGGGCTTGGGTGTCCTTGAGCGGGTCCACCTGTTGCGCGCGCGGCGTCAGCCATTCCACCTTGAAGGCTTGTGCAAGGTCGGGGACGGCATTGCCGGACAGGTAAGCCCGTGTCATCACGCGCCGCCAAAGCGGGGTCAGGACTTGCGGGATAAGCTGGTGATAGCAAAACTGTTCAGTCTTTGCCCGGAAAGGCAACAGACCCGCCCGCAAGCTGGAATAATTCGCGTTGGACAGGTCCCCGTCCAGCAAGTGCTGGGGAACGCCAAGCCCAGCAGCAATCTGTCCAAGGGTCAGCTTGGCAAAAGCGATGGAATCCTTGGCCTCTTGCGGGCTGGAAAAGCGAATGTCCTTCCCGCCGGGCAGGGTCCGAATGACGCCGGGTTCCAGTGACACGTCCGCCCCAGACTCGTCGTCGGGGTACGGACCCGCACCGCCAAGGTTGTTCTGGTCCACAATGAACCCGGTATGCAGCGCAGAGACGCGGCAACCGACAAGCAAGGCGTCCATAAGCCCGTCAAATTCAGTCAGGGTCAGCAGGATCGGCGCAAGCCACGACACACCGCGAACCTGCCCGGGACCAAGGGGACGCATCAGGTGCAGCACATCTTTGGCAGGTACGCGGATTGGGTCGCGTGACGTGGGGAATAGATCGGTCGGACGTTGCGGTTGGACGTGATAGGCCACGCGGCGGCCACGGGCGTCATATTCAACCCCGGCGGCGATGTAACGGCCTTGCCCCAGATCGGCGGTTTTGGATTCGTCCACCATTTCGGCGGGGATCAATCGAACGTGAATCCCGTCCGAGTCTTCTTCGATGACCGCGAAAGACTCGCCGTCAATTACGCAGGCCAGCACCATTTGAGCCAACAGGCCACGCATGTCCGTCCGGCCTTCCACGTCCGCAGATTCCGCAAAGTCCAGCCAAGTCTGGTTCAGGTGGTCGCGCAGATCGGCGTTCGGATGCGCAGACGCAGGTTCAATGCCCGCCCCCACGGCCTCTGCTACAACGTTGGATACCCCGTTGGCGATATAACCGTTGTTGGCATAGGCGTAGCGGGACCGGCAGCGCACACGCGGAGCGGCGGCAAGGGTTTCGGTTGCATTTGACCCGTAAGCCATGAACGCAGACCCACGGCGTCCGCCCGTTGCCGCGTCAAAACTGCGAGTCTGGACGGCGGGCGCGGTGTCGCGTTTGAAGAAATGAGCGAACGGGAAAGCCATTTAACCGTCCAGCCCGTTGAACAATGTCTGAATGAGTTCTGACGCGGGGATGCGGATGGAAGGGTATGCGGGACGCGAGGCGTCCACCTCCTGATAGTGTTCTTCATCAGTCGTCCAGCGGGCGCGGTATACCTTGCGGCCAAAGGCTGCGCCTAGAATTTCAAAAGTGAAATGTTCGCCGCGCCCAAGTCGCTGCACGGCTTCCTCTATCGGGGTTGCCCGTCGGCTCCCGTTCATAGCAAAAGCCGGACCGCCCGGTTCCTGCGCCCATTTTGCAAAGGATTGCAGGGTATGGCGTGGAATATCGAAGTCGCTTAGCGAAATGATCAGCGCGAACGCTGCTACAGTGGGGTGGTCGTAAAGATCAACGCGACCTTTGCGCTCAGCGGCTGGCAGATACACCCGCTGGGAGAGATTGCGCAGGGCTTTGTCCAACCCGGCGATATAGTCGGACTTTTCCTGCTCTACAGCTAGCAGTTGGTCCGGTGTCAGATGATCAACAGGAACCGTCTTTTCTACGGCTTCCGCAATTTGGCGAATTGAATACATTGTGCGCTCCATTTTAGGACTTAACGACTCTATAACTCATATTTGAGTTGATTGTCAAGACCTACTGCGCTAGGAGTTTGTTTGTCCGCTGGTCATGCGGACAACCTTTCGAATCGGGTCAGGGGTGGCCCGATAGCCATCGAGAAGGGTGGGGGCGGCTCACGGGTCGCCCTTTCCCACATCATCCCAAGAAAAAGTGAGGAATTGAGGAATGGACAAATCGCAAGTTGAAGAATGGCTGCGCGGCCTTAGTGCAAAATCGTTGGCCCGCGTCGTGCTGTATTTCTCGCAAGACGTTTCACCGAAACGGGCTTTGGAGTATTGCCACGCGACATATTGGGCATTGGGAATCGATGCCCCACCCGATATCGCAGCCTTGGCAACGGACGGGCAATACGGGGACTCGGAAATGGCGACGTGGAAATATATGCCCGTCATCGCATTGGACCCGCCTGTATTCACCCAATAGGTGATTATTCAACCATAAAAACAGTAGATTAGCGGCCTTCGGGTCGCTATTTTTATGTCTGAAAAGGAGTTCTTAAATGCACAATCTGTTTGAATTTGTTCGCTCTATCGGGTGGCCTCTACCCGGTGCAATCGCGGCTGCCACGGGGGAGATCGTTAAAGGGTCAAACCACGATTGGTTGCCGCAAGCCGTGGCAGAGGGCGGCGTGTTCTATCCCTGCCTGCATCGAGTCGAGATCGGGACCCTAGGGGCGGTGTTTCGGGATATCCCGTTCAGTTGTCCAGAGATTGCATTGGCTAAGGCAAAAAACTTGGCTACTCAGATTGAGGGCAGTTAGAATGGAATTTCATCATCCAAGTCTCTTGATTGACCATAGCCTGTATCGTCATCCTTTGTAATCATTTTTGGGCGGTCAGGCTTGGGCAATTGGTCTACCTTTTCCGAGTTGTCCCAAAAAATCTTTTTGATTCTTTCAAGCTGGTCCACGGCGGGTTTCAAATTTCCGCCTGCTTCCCCAAGCACTTTGCCTAATTCCCTGACTCGTCCAAAGGCGGCATCTACTGTGGTAACGTCGCGGTCAACCTCTGACTGTAGAGAAGCAATCTTGCTAAAAATCTTGTCCTTCTTTTTGCCAGTTTCCACTTCCTGATTCACAATTTTTCGTATCTTCTCAAGAAACGATCCAATTTCTGATTTGTAATCATTGGTGAACGTAATCATTGTTCCCAGGCCACCCGACTCAATCCGCCCCTTACGAAGGGCATAACGTGTTGTGAGGTGATGTCAGCAAAGCGTGTTGGTTCTTACTTTGTTCTGATGCGTCAGTGGGGTATGGTGAAGCTTTCAAGACCCAAGGAGATCCACCATGCCCCGTTTTGATC